GAGCTGGCCAAGGTCCGCACCATGGCGTCGGTGGTGTTGACACCTGCGGCGGATTGATCAATCTTGCGGGATGTCGCTAGCGCGACGAGGGGTCCACCCGCCAGAGTTAACCACCCCCCTGGTCTCTGGCGGGTCCTTCCCAATGGCTAATCTCATTCAAGCGATTTTCTTCCCCCACATCATTGACGACGCTTTCGTGGATGCCATTGTCGCGCACGTCATCGAGGCGGTGCGCGAGCTGGACGTTACCGACATGCGGCGCCGGAAAGCCCAGCGCCTCATCGAGGCCACGGCCTGCCAGGCTATCGCCGAGATGTGGAGCGGAGCATTCCGCAAGGAGTTCCGCGTTACGCGGACTTGGCCACAAGCAACCGCCATACTGCTTGACAATCCAGCCCGCGTTGTGCTGGAGTTGTGGATAGGACACGAATATCACAACGCCGATATCCCTGACCCGATAGAGGTTTTTCTTGATGGCGAGTAAACCCGGCCTCTACGCCAACATCCACGCCAAGCGCGCACGCGGCGAGACCATGCGCAAGCCCGGCACCAAAGGCGCACCGACCGCCGCGGCTTTTAAGGCTGCTGCGAAGACGGCGAACAAAAGCAAGTCGTGATTTACCGTAGTTCACGCGCGCGGATATGAAGAAAGCAGGCAGACCACCTCACGTTAGATGTCAGGAGATTGCCGACAGGGTCGAGCATCTCGTTGCCTACGGCATGGATCACGTTACGATCGCGCGTATTTGCGGGTTCAGCCACGACACCCTGACCAAGTATTATCGCGAGGAATGCGACATCGGCAAAGCCAAGGTGGTCGAGCAGGTGGCCAACAGCCTGAAGCGCAATGCGATGCATGGCGATGTCCAGGCGCAGAAGTTTTTTCTGTCCTCACGCGCGGGGTGGACTGAAAAGCAGCAGCACGAGGTGAGCGGAACTCTCGTTGTCTCGACTGGTGTGCCCAGTGGCGCAGGAAGTTAGCCTCGGCTACTACCCACGCGAGTGGCAGGCAGAGTGCCACCGATCGCGCAAGCGGTTCACGGTCCTGGCGCTGCACCGACGGGCGGGCAAGACTGAACTCGCGATCATGGAGTTGATCGATGCAGCCCTGAAGTGCCAGCTCGAGCTGCCCTATTTCGTCTACGTTGCACCCTACCTGAAACAGGCGAAGACGATCGCCTGGTCGCGCCTCAAGCAGCGCCTCGCTCCCCTGATCATGCACAATGCTTTGACGGTCAACGAGAGCGACCTGTCGGTTGTGTTCAGGCACAACAAAGCGGTAATCCGCATATTTGGCGGCGACAATCCCGACGCTTTGCGTGGTGTGCGCCTTGATGGCGTGGTGATGGACGAGGTTGCCCAGATCAAGCCCGAGGTGTGGCAGGACATCTTGCAGCCCGCGCTGTCCGACCGCAAAGGATGGTCGCTGTTCATCGGCACGCCGGCCGGCGTCAACCTGTTTTCGGAGCTGTTCTTCCGCGCCGAGCGGCTGCCAGAGTGGCAGTCAGCACGCTACACGGTGTACGACACCGGCAGCCTGGATCCCGATGAGGTCGAGCGCCTGCGGCGAGACATGCACGAGACCAGCTTTTCGCGCGAATACCTGTGCGATTTCAGCGCCGCTGGCGACAACCAGCTGATCTCCCTGTCAGACGTGCAGGACGCCTCACGCAGGCAGGTCAAACTGCCCGATTACCAGTACGCTTCCAAGATCCTTGGCGTGGATCCTGCGCGCTTTGGCGACGATCGCAGCGTGATCTTCCCACGCCAGGGGCTGGTTGCGTTCCCCCCGATCGTCCTGCGTGGCGTGGATAACATGGAACTCGCTGCGCGCGTGGCGTCCAAGATCGACGAGTGGAAGCCCGACGCCGTGTTCTGCGATGCTGGCGCGGGCTCAGGCGTCATTGATCGCCTGCGCCAGCTAAGGCATTCGGTGATCGAGGTGCCCTTTGGTGGCAAGCCGATCGACGACCAGTACATCAACAAGCGCACCGAGATCTGGTGCGTGATGGCTGACTGGATACGCCTGGGCGGGGCCATTCCGGACGATGTGGCGCTCAAGCAGGACCTCGCTGCGCCCATCTACAGCTACAACCTGGCGGGCAAGAAAGTGCTCGAAAGCAAGGACGAACTGAAGGAGCGCGGCCTGCCTTCGCCCGACCTGGGCGATGCCCTCGCCCTCACATTCTCCTCGCCGATCGCCCCTAAGAGCGAGCGCGAACGGTTCTTTGAGCAGCACAGCCGCAAGGTCGCGCACGAGTATAATCCACTTGATCTTGTGTGATCTATTGATCTGGGACGCAAATGGTAGCAATACGCGAGATCCGAGCCACTGAGTGGATCGAGCAGGCTTGGCGTCTGCTCGAAGCTCACCGCGAGGAACTGACGACGAATAAGGGCTTGATGATCTTGAAGCCGGACATTTCGACATACGAAATGCTTGAGAGCAAGAACGCCCTGCTGTCCCTTGGCGCGTTCGACGGCGACGAGATCGTCGGCTACAGCGTCAACATCATGGCGCACAACCTGCACTACAGCGACCTGATGATGTGCCAAAGCGACGTGCTGTACGTGCGCGAGGACAAGCGCCAGGGGCCAGCTGGCCTCAAGCTGATGCGCGAGACCGAGCGCCTGGCAAAGGAACGCGGGGCGCAGATGATGCTGTGGCATGCCAAGCCCGACACCAACCTCGACCAGATCCTGCCGCGCATGGGCTATCGCGTGCAGGACGTTGTCTACACAAGGGTGCTCTGATGGGTGTTTCAGCAGCCGTCATCGCAGCAGCCACGGTCGCGAACACCGCGTACAGCGTCTATTCTGGCCAGAAATCGTCACGGATGCAGAAGAACGCTGCACGCACAGCTGCGCAGCAGGCAGAGACGCAGCAGCGCCAGTCTGAGCGCGACTTCAACCGCATGAACCAGAAAGCGCCCAACGTGGCAGCGATCATGGCCCGCAACCGTACGGCGTCAAGCGGCGGGCCAGGCGGTACGTTCCTCACCGGCGCTGGCGGTGCACCTGTGTCTGGCGGAATGCTGGGCAGAACCAGCGTGCTGGGGTCCTGATGGATATTGTTCGCCAGCGCAGCCAGCTACAGACCCGGTGGGTCAGCCTGCAGAGCGAACGCTCAAGCTGGATTACGCACTGGCGCGAACTGTCTGACTACCTGATGCCACGATCGGCGCGGTTCTATCGATCCGACCGCAACAAGGGCACGAAGAAACACAACGCCATCTTCGACAACACGGCCTCACGCGCCCTGCGTGTGCTGGCAGCTGGCATGATGTCGGGCATGACGTCGCCGGCGCGGCCGTGGTTCCGCCTTGCCCTGCCAGACGAAGACCTGATGGACTACGGTCCGGTCAAGGAATGGCTGGCGGACACGCAGAGGCGAATGCTCAACGTGTTCGCGCGCTCCAATACCTACCTGTCCCTGCACGCAATCTACGAGGAACTGGGCGCGTTTGGCACCTCAACGTCGATCATGCTCGACGATTTCGACAGCGTGATCCACCACTACCAGGCTCCCGTCGGCGAGTTCGCGATCGCATCCGACTATCGCGGTCGCGTGAACACCTTGTACCGCGAGTTCGAGAAGACGGTCGGCGAGATGGTGGGCGAGTTTGGCTACGAGAACTGCTCACGTACCGTCCAGAACCTGCACACGTCTGGCAACCTTGATGCATGGGTGCCGGTGATACACGCGATCGAACCGCGCGTGGACCGCGATCCGCGCATGAAGGACGGCAAGAACAAACCCTGGCGGTCTGTCTATTTTGAGCCTGGCAGCGACGGTGCCAACAACAAGTTCCTGCGTGAGGGTGGGTTTGATCGCTTCCCCGCGCTGGCGCCGCGGTGGCACAAATCGGGGGGCGACATTTACGGATCCAGCCCGGGCATGGAGGCCCTCGGCGACATCAAGCAGCTGCAGCACGAGCAGCTGCGCAAGGCCAATGGCATCGACTACATGACCAAGCCCCCGCTGCAAGTGCCAGCGTCCATGAAGGGTCGCGACATCGATTACCTGCCTGGCGGCGTCACTTATGTGGACGCGCCAGGCACCAACAACGCTGTCAGCACGCTGTTCAACGTCAACCTCAACCTGGAACATCTGCTGATTGACATTCAGGACGTGCGGCAACGCATCAATGGCGCGTTCTACGCCGACCTGTTCCTGATGCTGGCGCAGTCAACCAACACCAACATGACCGCGACTGAGGTCGCCGAGCGTCACGAAGAGAAGCTCCTGATGCTGGGGCCAGTCCTTGAGCGCCTGCACAACGAACTGCTGAAACCGCTGATCGACGAGACGTTCGCGAAGATGATCGGTGCCGGGGTGCTGCCCCCGCCGCCCGAAGAGCTGCAAGGCGTCGAACTGGACGTCGAGTTCGTCTCGATGCTGGCACAGGCGCAGCGCGCTGTGGGCGTCAACAGCGTCGATCGTTACGTGGCGAGTATGGGCATGATCGCTCAAATGAAACCGGACGTGCTTGACAAGCTGGACAGCGACAAGTGGGCTGACGCCTACGGCGACATGCTGGGCGTCGATCCCGACCTTATCGTGTCTGGCGAGGACGTGGCGATCGTCCGCCAGCAGCGAGCGGAGATGCAGCAGCGGCAGGCACAGCTCGAGAGCGTCGAGCGCCAGGCCAACGCTGCGCAGAAGCTTGGCACGGTCAAAACCAACGAACCCAACGCGGCGTCTGATATCATCAATCTCTTCTCGGGGTATCAGTCGCCCGCGGGTACTGAGCTATGAACATTCAACAATGGAGAGACCTATGCCAAGCATGAAACCCTACGGCGCAAAGCCCGCCGGCAAGATGACGATGCCGCCGGCCAAGAAGACAGCCAAGAAGAAGGGCAAGTAACCCATGGGCGCGCCCGTCGTATCAGAAGCAATTGAGACAACGACCGCAACCATTGCCAACGGCGCCAGCCTGTCTGGCGTTGTTGATCTCGGCGGGCGCAAACTGGTGGCAATCGACATGCCAGCGAGCTGGACGGCAGCCTCGCTGACCTTCCAGGCGTCGATTGATGGAACAAACTTTGACAACATGTACGACGGAGCAACCGAGCGCGCGGTTGTGGTTGCGGCGTCTTATTATTCAATGCTCAACATTGGCGATTGGATTGGCGTTCGGTATCTGAAGATCCGGTCGGGCACGGCAGCGTCAGCGGTCAACCAGGGCGGCGCGCGTGTGCTCACACTGGTGATGCAGCCGTGAGTATCCTGCAGCTCTGGATCAAGCGTGGTGCGATCGGCGCTGCAACCAGCGGCGGCACCACGCTGCTCACCGAAGTGGTGACCGACGCTGGCGAATATGTCGTCACTGACAACGATGAAACCGTAGTTCTGGGGTAAGACATGGCGACCAAACCGCTTAGTGATCTGACGGCTACCTGGAACAACGTCGCGACCACGTTCACGGCCATCAAGATGAACGTCACCGACACGGCGTCGGCTGCGACGTCGATGCTGATCGATCTTCAGGTCGGTGGAACAACGCAGTTCCACGTCCTCAAAAGCGGCGCTATCCATAGCAAGCGGTCAAACTACAACATTACCAACACAAACGCGGCCTCCATTCTGGTCAGCAACTACAGCCTGACAGGCTCGGACGCCACGAGCATGTTTGACCTTGCCGGAACGTGGAACACGAGCGGCACGCCGACTGCTTTCAAGCTGAACATCACCGACACCGCCTCCGCGTCGGGCTCGCTGCTGATGGATTTGCAAGAGGGGGCAAGCAGCAAGTTCAGCGTCCGCAAAGATGGTCGGGTTACGTCTAATAGTTTTATCATCGCTAATAGTGGCGGTTTCTGGTCTGCTTCAGATAACGGCACTATTACGATGGGGGTGTCTCAGGATGCTTGGCTTCGCCGAGACGCCGCAAACGTCATCGCAATGCACAACAGCACGAACGCGCAGGCGTTCCGCATTTACAACACGTATACGAATTCGAGCAATTATGAGCGGCTGAATGTAGGCGGCACTGGCGGGCAGTTTGATATTTGGACTGATTTTTCTGGCACTGGCGTTACGAAACCAATCCGCATTTATACTAGTGGTTCCAGTAGCATACAATTTGGCACTGCTGGCAATATTCGTTGGAATGTATCTGGAGCCGGCCACTTCCTCGCCGAAGCCGACAACACCTACGACATCGGCGCAGCGGCGGCGACGAGGCCGCGCAATCTCTACATGGGTTCGTGGATCAGGATGGCGGTTACCACCGTTGCCAGCCTGCCCGCAGCCGCCACAGCAGGCGCAGGCGCTCGCATGATGGTCAGTGACGCACTAGCCCCCGTGTTCGGCAGCGCAGTCGCTGGCAGCGGCGCGGTAACTGTTCCCGTTTACTCAACCGGCGCAGCCTGGAATGTGGGGTAAGGCGTGATTTCTGAACGCGCCAAGGATGTCTTTCTGCTGGCGCTGATCGGCCTGGCTGTGACTGCCTGCGCCACCATGCAGAGCATTGACCCAGTGCAGGCGCCTCCCGCGCGCTTCCAGAGCGACACCACCGCATCCGTGGAGTTCCTCGCAGCAGAGCGCATCATGCCTCGGTGCATTGAACGCGGAACCGCTGTGCTGGCTAATGCCTGCGCTGATCGCGAGCTGATCACCATCACCAACCCATGCGCCTATCAGGGCGAGAGCTACGCAAAGCGGCTGTGTCATGAGCTGGGACATATCAATGGATGGGACGCAGAACACCGGAACATTCCGCTGGCTAGTGATAGTCCGCAAGCAAAGGCATTACTGCAATGAGCAAAGCACGCACCAACGTTGATCTGCTGAATGATCTCGACATCGCCTTCCCCAGCCAGTTCATCAACGCCAAGAACTACGGCGCCAAGGGCGACGGCGTAACGGATGACACGGCAGCTCTTCAGGCAGCTATAAACGCCGCAATCTATACTGAAAAAAAGGCTTTATATATTCCATCTGGGCGCTATCTCACCAGCGACACGCTGCACCTAGGTTACGGGACATCTTTTCAAGCGGCGCATGTTTTTGGCGATGGGCCCAGATACAGGTCAGATACCAATTTTTCCGGCACCGCAATTATCACCACTAAATCCGATCGTCCCGCGATAAATATGCAAGGCTTAAGAAATTCGCGCCTTGAGAATTTATCCATTCGCGGGACTATGTTTGAATATATAGCGTCGAATGCTTTCGGACAGGAAAACCCAGCCATAGACGATCTTAACCCGGCGAACTGGGTTGACCCGGCGCTTCTGGCGTCAAATCCAAATATGGACAGCCGGTATGCGCCTCATGCCGGCATATCCATTGATGCGTATTCGGGGGCTGCCCCAACGCCGTCTTATCCAACTGTCAACTATCCCGCATTTCTTGGGCCATCTATCCCGCAGTACGGAAAAGGCTTCAGCAGCAAAATCATTTTTCACAATCTTTATATAGATGGTTTTGTTGTTGGAGCTGTTGTTCAGCCGTGCGATGCGGATGGAAATGGAGATTTTATTACTTTTAGTGCTGTAACCATTGCCGAATGTAAATATGGAATTTCTGTCGGCAACTCGCAAGGTCGCTGCACTGGCATCCTTAATAGCCTAGTTGATTTCTGTTACGTCGCGCTAATTAACAATCAACATGGACGGCAGCTCGGAAGCTTTGGCGGATCAATTATCAATACCCACTTCAGCTTTAACATCAAGATTTGCACACTTATTACGGTGTGGTCTAAGTCCATCTCGTTTATCAATTGCTATTCCGAGTCACTTTGGCAGCTAGGCGAAATAATAGCGGCCGGACCAAACGAATTGTCTGTTATTTTCCAGACATGCTATTTTGGATTAAACACGCAAACAAACAACAAAGGAATTCCGCCTTATCTTCTTTCCAATAGTGCAACCGGAGACATGACTGTCGGAGGCGGCCAAACCTGTAAATTCATTGCGTGTTTGTTTTCATTCTATAAATCCGTTGCAGTTTTTGGCGGAAATTCCGTGTTTGACAGCTGCAAATTTAGTTCAGCGGAACGAGGCTCAAGCAATTCAGCCACTGATGCAAACGGGGTTACGAGGCAGTATGTTGCTTACGCAAGCAATGGAACATGCGACGGCGTCATTGTTCCCAACCAAATAAATGCGCCTCTTGAGCAGAACCTCTATTTCCGAGAATGGAACACCGCTACTTCTGCATTCCTAAGTGTTGCAAACACTGAAAACCTGCCAACGCGCGCTGGTTTTAGCGTGCTTCCGTACCTTACAAAGTTCGCAAAATTTTATAACTCATACGGAATGCCAGTTCATGTGCCTGAACGTTTTTCTGTAATTGCCAAATCCACTTTGTCATCATGCACATTGACAGGAAAAACCCTTACTCTGGTGTTTTCCTCCAGGTCTGATTTTGCTTTTGCGTACCTTGGTCCTGATGTCGGGGACGTGCTGGTTGACCGCATAACTGGATCCACGTTCTTTGTCAGAAACAGGTCTTCTTTGACCGTGACGGCGGAATTGCAGAACAATTACAAAAGCAACGGCTCTGGCGGTTGGCAGACACTCGTTCCAATCAGTCTGACGACTGACCAATTTTATATCATAAATTCGCGCTTCTTTGTGCTGCCATATTATCTGCGCGGGGACAGTACGAGTGGAAATAACACACTGACAAATTGCGCGACTGATACTGGTTCGGCGCTTTGGTACGACGCGGAAATCTCCGTTGATGACTGGGTTTTTGTCGATGAAACGTCGAACCGTTGGATTGCACCGGCAAGCACCAAGGTGACTGCACGCGATCAAAGCGTCGGCACAATCACCCTTGGAGGTAACGCTGCACGCAGTGAAATACGCGAACCTTTGCTGATGTTTATCCGCAAGCCGGCAACAGGTGTGCCCTGATGCTCTTCGCCACCGGCAAATCAGACAAGGCAATATAAAACGTGCAAATCCCCATCCTCTCTGGCGCCTACAGCGACGGAAACGCAAAACCAAGGACCAACCATGCCCCTTAAGAAAGGCTCCTCCCAGAAGACTGTCAGCTCCAACATCCGCACGGAGATGAAGGCGGGCCGTCCGCAGAAACAGGCGATCGCCATCGCCCTCAGCAAGGCGGGCAAGAAGAAGAAATGATTGACTTTGACCCCTTCGATATCGCCAGCCAGCAGGGCCGCGACAATGACAAGCGCCATGTCGCTGCCATTGATCGCAAGGCCGAGGCCGAGGACTGGGCCTGGCTGATGACATCGAAGCGTGGTCGCAAGATTGTGCGCGAGCTGCTGACGTATTGCGGCGTGACGCGGTCAAGCTTTACCGGCTCGAGCGAGACGTTCTTTCGCGAGGGTCAAAGGGCGGTGGGCCTGTACGTCATGCGCCAGGCATGGACGCACGCTCCCGCCAGCTGTCTGGAGATGATGAAAGATGAATGAGACAACAGATACCGTTGCAGCGGCGCCGGAACAAGCACCCGCGCCTGCAGCTACAGAAACGTTGATGACCGCCGCACAAACCACTGAAGGCGCGTCGTCCACGACGGCCAGCCCGCCAGAAGCATCGACGGATGCCAAGGCGACTGGCGATCAGCAGCCGGCTCCGGCTGAAGAAACCCCGGCCGCGGAAAACAAGCCCGCGACCACCGAGGAATATGAGTTCGCTTTTGCCGAAGGCGTCGAGGTTGACGCTGAAACGCTTGGCGATCTCAAGGGTCTGTCAAAGGACCTTGGTCTTTCGAAGGAGCAAGCTCAACGTGTTGCGGACCTTGGTGCAAAGCAGGCCCAGAAATGGGTTGAGATGCAGCAAACCGCGATCGCAGAAGCCAGCGCTTCATGGATCGAACAAGTCAAAGGCGACAAAGAGATCGGCGGCGACAAGCTTGCCGAGAACATGGCAGTAGCCAAGCGCGCCTTGGACAAGTTCGGCAGCCCTGAGTTGACTGCGCTGCTGAATGACAGCCGCCTGGGTAATCATCCTGAACTCATCAGGGCGTTTCACAGGATTGGCAGGGCCATCGCTGACGACACTATCGTGCCCGGAGAGAGGTCAACCAACCGACCCTCCGACCCGGCGCAGCGGCTATATGACAAATCAAATCTCGCATAAGGATATCGCCTAATGGCAACCCTCTCTGTTATTCACCCCACACTGCTGGACGTGGCCAAGCGCCTCGATCCTGATGGAAAAGTCGATACGATCGTCGAGATCCTTTCGGAAACAAATGAGGTCCTTGAGGACATGGTCTGGATGGAGGGTAACCTCCCCACCGGCCACCGCACGACGATCCGCTCCGGTCTCCCAACACCGACATGGCGCAAGCTCTACGGCGGCGTTCAGCCGGCCAAGAGCCGCACCGTGCAAGTCACGGATACCTGCGGCATGCTTGAAGCTTATGCTGAAGTTGACAAGGCTCTCGCCGACCTCAACGGCAACACGGCTGCGTTCCGCCTTTCCGAGGACCGCGCTCACATCGAAGGCATGAACATCGAGTTCGCAAGCTCGCTGTTCTACGCTTCTGAAGCGACCGCGCCCGAGGAGATCACGGGCTTTGCCCCGCGCTTCAACAGCCTCGCCGCCGAGAACGCCCAGAACATCATCCAGAATGCATCGATCGACGGTTCGGACAACGCTTCGATGTACCTGATCTGCTGGGGCTCCAACACTGTCCACGGCATCTACCCCAAAGGCAGCGTCGGCGGCCTGCAAATGTCCGACAAGGGCCAGGTGACGATCGAGAATGTTGATGGTTCCGGCGGGCGTATGGAAGCATACCGCACGCACTATCGCTGGGATTGCGGCCTCTCTGTCCGCGACTGGCGCTATGTCGTGCGTATTCAGTACGACCAGGAAGACCTCAAGGGTGACGCTGCTTCCGGCCCCAAACTCATCGACCTGATGACGCAGGCGCTTGATGCTCCACCAAACCTGACGGCTGGCCGCCCGGCGTTCTACATGAACCGCCGCGCGCGTTCGTTCCTGCGTCGTCAGATGCTGGAAAAGATCGCCGGCTCGACCCTGACGATGGAGCAGATCGGCGGAAAGATGGTAATGATGTTCGCCGGTATCCCGGTGCGTCGTTGCGATGCGCTGCTCAACACTGAAACCGCTGTCGCTTAATCGGCAAACTGAAGGAGAACATCACATGATTATGGACGAGAGAACTGAGTTTGCCGACAACGTGTCCGTCGCTGCGGCAGCGGGTACGGCCTTGATCGCCGACGTTATCGACCTTGGCTCAACGACTTCCGACATCGGAAACGGAGAGCAGCTGTACCTGGTCATCAAGACTGGCGCGACCGAGATCATCACCGGCGGTTCCGCTGGTACGATCCGTTTCCAGCTGGCCTCTGATGCCCAGGCAGCGATTGCGACTGACGGAACGGCCACTGTCCACTTCGACACCGGCACGATCGTCACCGATGACGCCGCCGCCAACAGCGCACTGCTCAACGCCGGCGCCACGATTGCCATGGTTGCCCTGCCGCTCGGCACTTACGAGCGGTACCTTGGCATCCTCTGCATCACGGCGACGACGACGACGACAGCCGGCACGATCGACGCCTTCCTGACAAAGGATCCGTCGAAGTGGCTGGCCACAGCTGACGCGGCTGGAGCATCGCTCTAAGCCATGAAGCAGGTCAGAGTAACTGAACTGGCCTTTCATGATGGTACCCGGGTTCGCCCGGGTACCGTTTTGACGGTCGCCGACAGCTTCAGCGCCTCGTGGATCGAGGACGTTGAGCCCAGGCAAAAGATGGAAAGACAGCCCCGCAAGCAGCGGGAAGCTCCCGTTCTTGAAGCCAGTCCCGTTTAGGAGGCCCGATGGCCAGCGTCATAGATATCTGCAACCTAGCGCTGGCTCACATCGGAGACAGGGCGAACGTCACGTCGATCGACCCGCCCGAAGGTTCGGCGCAGGCTGAACACTGCGCACGGTTCTACCCGATGGCGCGCGACGTTCTGCTGAACATGCACCCGTGGAGCTTTGCGGTAAAGCGTGCGGTGCTGGCGGATATCTCTGCCACCGTCGTCCCGCCGGCCAAGTGGCAGTACAGCTACACGGCGCCGGGGGACTTCATGAAGATCCTTGGGGTCTACGACCCCAACGCGATGTACGACGAGAACAAGGCCGAATATGAGTTTGAGCTAAGTGCAGACAGCAGCGGCACGCGGGTCATCTACGCCAACCCTGAGGACGCAGTCGTCCGCTACGTGGCATATGTGACCGACGCTGCCCGCTTCCCGCCGATCTTTACGGAGGGGCTTGCCTGGCTGCTGGCAAGCTATCTGGCAGGCCCGGTCATCAAGGGCACGGAAGGCATGAGGGTGTCTGGCGAGGCTCTCAAAATGGCTCTCAGCTACGTTGAGCGGGCACGGGTCGAGGATGCCAACCAGCGCAACCGCGCGTCCGTCAGGCGCGACACCCGCCATAGCCCCAGCTGGATTGCTAACCGGGGCAGCCTGTGGCCTTACGAGGACGACCCCTGGTACCCTGACGGACAATAGCGATGGCCAGCAAGGTTTACGTCAGGTCATTTAACGGCGGCGTGATTACGCCGGAAATGCTTGGCCGCATCGACGACATCAAGGCCAACACCGGCCTGGCGGTGTGCCGTAATTTCATCCCGCTGCCGCAGGGTCCCGTCGTCAATCGCCCCGGCTTTCAGTTCGTGCGCGGGGTCAGGTACAACAGCAAGTTCACGCGCGTCCTGCCTTTCAGGTTCTCCGCTACGCAAACAACCGTGATCGAGGCTGGCGAGGCTTACTTCCGCTTCCACACCTTTGGCGGGACGCTCCTCACGCCCACGACGGGCCTGACGGCGTGGAGCAACGTTACCTCCTACGTCCCCGGCGACCTCGCAACAAAGGGCGGCAAAACGTGGTATTGCGTTGTCAACAGCACCAACAACGACCCGGAAACAAGCGCAAACCAGTACGGATCCGCGCCGGTGATCACGGCGACGTGGGTGGAGACGGTGCCCGCGCAGGCGACCCCGCCCGCCGGATACACGAATGTGGGTACGGAGCTGCCGACCTCAGCAGTCATCGGGCAACTGGTCTACATCAGCCAGACAAGCTACAATTGGACAGAGATCTACGACCCTGAACTAGGCCGGATCGGCCTTGAGCCGATCGAGACGACGGTCTTCATTGGCTACACGGGCACGGCGAACACCTCCCCGTCGGGCTTCTGGTACGAAATGCCGGTGCCTTACCAGATACCCTCGCCCTATGCTGAAGGCGACCTGGCCGACCTGCGCTATGTGCAGTCTGCCGATATCATGACAATCGTTCACCCCAACTACGCGCCGCGCGAGTTGAGGCGATTGAGCGCGACAAAGTGGACGCTGTCAGTGATCACCTTCGGATCGACGCTGGCAGCGCCGACGATCTCGAGCGTGGGAGCTACTCTGGGGGCATCGCCATCTCTGGCGCAGACCTACAGCTACGTCGCCACGCGGATTTCTGACGACCAGCTGGACGAAAGTGTCGCCTCGGCCGCAGTGACGGCCAGCAACCAGCTGTTCGACACAGGCGCCCTCAACACAATCAACTTTTCGACAAGCGCACGGCGCAATGTCTACCGCCAGTCCGGCGGCCTGTATGGATTTATCGGCCAGTCAACCGGGACCAGCCTGGTGGATGACAACATCGCACCGGACGTCTCAAGGACGCCGCCCCTCAACCAGAACCCCTTTGCAAGCGCGGGAAATTACCCCTCTGCGGTGTGCTATTACGAGCAGCGGCGGGTGTTCGCGGGCACGTCAAACTTGCCACAGACGGTCTGGATGACCAAAACGGGAACAGAAAGCAACCTGGATTACTCTATCCCGGTGCGGGACGACGACGGCATCAGCATCAAGATCGCATCGCGCGAGGCCAATGCGATCCGGCACGCGGTCGTGATTGGCGATCTGCTGCTGCTAACGGATCACGCAGAGTGGCGGATATCGTCTGCCGGCGACATCCTCACGCCTGCGACGATTACAGCCAGGCCGCAATCCTATATCGGTATCAGCAACGTCCAGCCCGTGACGGTGAATAACACTGCAATCTATCCGGCCAATCGCGGTGGCCACGTTCGTGCTGTGGGCTTTGACTTCGACGTGCAGAGCTACGTCTCGATCGATCTGTCCCTGCGCGCTGGCCATTTGTTTGACTTTAAGACCATCAGGGACATGGATTATGCCAAGGGTCCGATCCCGATCGTCTGGGCGGTGTCGTCCGATGGCAGCCTGCTGGGCCTGACATACGTGCCAGAGCAGCAAGTCTACGCCTGGCATACCCACGACACCGACGGCCTGATCGAGAGCATAGCCGTGGTCGGAGAGGGCAACGACGACATCCTGTACGCCGTCATCTCGCGGACGATCGGCGGATCCACCGTCCGCTACGTTGAGCGGCTGGCGAGCCGGTACTTTGCCGAGCTGAAGGACGGGTTCTTCGTTGACTGCGGCGTGACCTATTCCGGCGCCGCGGCCACCACCATCAGCGGCCTGTCGCACCTTGAAGGCAAGGAGGTCTACATCCTCGCCGATGGGGCGGTGATGGAGCCCAAGACAGTCACCGGCGGGGCCATCACGCTGGAAAAGGCTGCCAGCCTCGTCCATGTCGGCCTGCCGATCGTCAGCGACCTGCAGACGCTTCCAATGTCGCTTGAGGGCGTGGACGGCTACGGCCAAGGCCGCGCCAAGAACGTCAACCAGGTCTACCTGCGCGTCTATCGATCAAGCGGTATCTTCGTGGGGCCAGACGAGAACACCCTTACGGAAGCCAAGATCCGCACAAGCGAGGTTTACGGCAAGCCGCCCAACCTCAAGACGGAAGAAATTGACATAATGATCAGCCCGTCGTGGACACGGGACGGGCAAATAGTAGTACGTCAATCTGATCCTGTCCCGTTGACCATTGTCAGCGCGACGATCGAAGTCCAGTTCGGCGGGTAAGATGGCTATATCATCGCTGACAGCACAGGTTGCAGGCGGGATCGGCAGCACGGTCGGAGCGTACTACCAAGCCGAGGGCGAGAAGACCGCCCTGAAGCTGCGCGCACGCATGAACGAAATCAATGCCCGCATCGCAGAGGGCCAGGCCCGCGACGTGCTCCTGCGCGGCGAGCGCCAGCAGCAGGGCGCCATGATGGGTGCGGCCCAGCTCAAGAGCCGGCAGCGGGCAACCATCGCCGCCAGCGGCATCGAGCTTGGATCAGAAAGCGCGATCGCCCTGCAATCGACGACAGACTACATATCCGAAATGGACGTCAACCAGATCAAGGCTAATGCCCTGCGCGAGGCATGGGGTTACCGCATGGAGGGGACAAACCTTCGCGGTTCGGCCGCCGTCGAGCGCGCGACAGCTCGCGGCATCAGCCCTGCGGGGGCCGCCCTCAGCACGCTGCTGACCAGCGCTGCGCAGGTGGCGGGAAGCTACGCCACGTTCAAGGCATCGGGGGCGCTGGGGAGTGGGGCGAAAGGCACGGGCGTTACAGGCGCGAATGTAAAGATTGGCCAGGCCCTTCGCGGCACCGTTCCAAAGGGACCATTCTAATGCCCCGCGTTCCGCAACCTGAAGGCTTTGGAGATGTCCTGCCCACCGTCCGTCAAGGACGCGCGCAGCCCGTCCTGTCTCCGGATATGGCGGGCCTGCCTGGCAGGCAGATGCAGGAAGCCGGACGTGCGGCTACGGCCATTGGCACGGCGATCGGCGACTACGCCCTCAAAGAACAGGACAAGGTCAACAAGGCCCGGCTGAACGACGCCTACAACCAGGCCGAGCGTCTTGCGCAGGATCTGCGCGCGAACATGAAGAAGCTGCAGGGGGTGGACGCAGCCAACGGCATAAACGGTCTTGCGCTTGACGATTACTTTGACGCTGAACTGAAGCGCGGCATCAGCACGATCGCCGGCAGCCTGCAAGCGCCAGCCGTGCGCGACCAGTTTTCTCTGCTTGCAGACGACATGTCGGTGCGCTTTCGCGGCGAAGCTGTCGCCCACATGGCAGAACAGAACGAGATTTATCAGGCACGCATACTGGACGACACTGTCGTCACGTCCATGAACCTGATTGCCGCAAACCCCGGCAACACGTTTGCCGAGAAGTGGAACCTGGTGCGGGCCAAGGACGCCCTGCGCACCAAGTACGACAATTCAGGCTTCGACAAGGACCAGATCGAGCTGAGGCTCAAGGAAGACCTCGGCAAAAGTCACGCGGTAATCATCGAGAGCATGGTCAACAGCGGACAGGTGATGCAGGCGAAGGCCTACTTCGACCGGAACCGCGACGACTTCATGGCTGCTGATGCAGCCACCGTTGAGAAGGGCCTGGAGAAAAGCGTTTCGGCCAATCAGGCGTTGATTGATGTCGATGCTGTCTGGGATAAATTCAAATGGGAAGGCGACAGCATACCCGTGTTTGACATGCAGGCAGAGATAACAAAGCTTGCCGGCGATGATCCCGCCCGCCGCGATGCCGCTCGCGGAGAACTCGACTATCGCGTGGCTCGCTTTCAACAGCAGCACAACAATCAGGTCGCTGACAATTACGACACCGCGTTTCGCCTGGGTCAGAAGTCATGGGCTGAGATGATGCGCAGTTCTGCGTTTCAATCTCTCAGGCCCAAAGATCAGGAAGCTCTCAAGTCTCATTTTAAGGGCAAGGCCGACGAGCGCAGGAACGAAGAGTATGCAAGGCGTTATTACGATCTTGCCTACGGCGATCCAAGGGTGCTGGCGGATATGCCAGACGGCAATTTCAGGATGCTGCGATCATCGGTAGGCGAGGCCAACTTTGCCAGCCTTTCCAAGTTGCGCGATGAGTACAGGAAGGATCCGAAAGCTCAAAAGCGCGCAGAGGCAGACGAGCAGGAGTTTTCTTTTCTGCTTGATGCAATCGGCATTGACAAAGCGCAGCAAAGCAAACTCGATCCAAGCACCAAGTACATATTCCGCGACCAAATGAACACAGCCCTGACGATCGAACGCGATCGTCTCAATCGCCCCAATGGCTATCTGAGCCCCGAAGAAATGCGCAATGCTGTGTTCAAGCAATGGGCGAAAGCAATGCCTTCGTGGTCTACGATGATTGAGCCTGGTTCGACGCCAGCACCAATGTCAGCACAGGCAATTGAGCCCGGACCATCTGCGCAAGCCGTATCCATTCAGTCTCCCGCTGGCATCGTAAATATTCCCAAAGCCAAATATGATCGTATTGTCGAGGACCTGCGTCTCTTGGGTGTTACTCCCGGCACAATGAGCAGCGCTGAATACTCTGCTCGCGTCGTGGCTGTTTACACTGGCACATGGAACCAACAGTAGATGCTTGTTCCTGAAACACTGAAAAAACGTCAGGAACGCGCAGAACGCCTTGCGCGCGAAGAAAGGCTGGCCAAGGGGGAAGATGAACGCGCCAAATTTCTTGCCGCCATTGATCGTCCGGAAGATGACCGCGCTGGCAAGATTGCAAAAAATCTTGGTATTTCACAAAGCGAAGCAGAGGCCGTCGCCGCCGGGTCATCTTTCGGCATGTTTCCCGTGCCTGAGACGGAAGAACCTTTTTATGCAAAGATGGAGAACTTTGGTTTTCCTCAACGCTTGACGGATGTCGATAAAGCGCCAGAGGCGCGCACAAAATCTGAATATGCTGACACTATTGCTCAACTCGCCTTGCAGCCCGGCTTCCTGCCCAAGGCAACGCCAGCTTCGCAAGCGGCGATACTCAATGATGTGCAGCGCAATCTGGCGATCGATCAGGCTATTCGCGCAAATCCGGATGAGGAAGCCAGGATCCGCGATCTTGCGGGAAAGCTGCAAATGCCGCCGGCCATGGTGCGGGCAATTGGCGTTACTGAAGCAACCAACCAACTGACAAAGCGACAAGCGCAACAGACACTCACCATGTCGCCAGCGCTCGTTAAGGCTTTTTCGCGCCCTGACTTCGTTAGCCTGGCCGCCGATGATCTGAAGAGCCTGTCAGGAGTTGAGCGCGTTTTGCGCGAAGCATTTGTTGGCGGCGAAATATCGGCCAATCAGGCAAAGATTTCAAAGCTGAGTAAAAAGAGACTTGACGGCAAGCCTCTGCTGCCGACCGAGATCATGGAATACGAGAGCCTCAAGATCCGCAACTCCATTCTCCAGCAACAGCAACAATCAACTGAAAATGGCGTGACGTGGACTACCAATGCCATCGCCAGTGCCGTCACTGACTTGGCGCTTGGTGTGCCAGAGATGGCGACCTATGGTTTTGTTGGTGCGCTTTTCGGCATGCCAGTCGCTGGCGTTGCAGCGGGGCAAATTTCTTACAACTTTGACCAGATCGCAGGCGACAGTTTTGACGAATACATAAATTTCCGCGATGATACTGGTAAGCTGATAGATGAGGACGCTGCGCGCGGTGCAGCTTACGTCAATGCGGTTTTGAGCGTTGGCCTGGAGGTCGCCGGCGAACGCGCCCAGCTCAAAAGCATACCCGGCATCGACAAGCTGATGGGCGGCAAGGACGTTGTAAAGAAGCTGCTGCAGACGCAGGCAGGTCGCGACACCATGCTTCGCATCGGCAAGAAGGTTGCCACTGGTGCGATTACTGAAGCCGTAACAGAAGGTTTTCAGGCGCTTTCGCAAATCGTTACAGGCGAAACATTGAAGATCGTAACGCCGGGAGAGTTCGCGCCTGTTACAACTCAGGAAGCTTTGGCGCGGATTGGTGAATCCGCCGCTGCGGGCGGCGTGGCTGGCGGCGCGATTGTCGGAGCTGCTGCTCCTCTGCAGGTGATGATAGAAAACCGCGAACTACGCAAGGCTGACATTGCACTCAGCACATCAGAAGGCACGATCAACCGCATTGAGGCTGCTATTGCCGCCACGGCCGAAACCAAGCTTGTCGCTCGCGATCGCGGCGAGCTCGAGCGCTTCGTGGACGAGGCTGCAGCCGACGGTCCCGTCTCGACCATTTACCTGTCTGCTGAGGACCTTGCCTCTGTTGCCACGACGGCGGGCCTTGAGCCCCGGCAGCTTGCACAGCAGCTTGGCGTGGCTGACCAGATCCAGACGGCGTCAACGACAAATAGCCTTCTTGAAATGCCCATCGGCAAATTTATTGCCACCGTCGCCGGCACGGACCTGGCAGCACCGCTGACGCAGGTGATCAAGACCAACCCTTTTCTTCTGAACCGCATGGAGCAGGAGGCATTTTCCTCCAACGGCAGAGCGGACGTCATCGCAGAAGCCGACCGCCTGGTGCAGGAGGCTTTGACGGACGAGACCTTTGCAGCAGAAGCGCAATCCATACAGGACGAGGTGCTGCAGCAGTTCCGCTCGATCGAAGGCGGCGAGGTCTTCACCCCCGAAGTCAGCCGCGCCTACACGACAATCACCACGCAAACCTACGTCTCGCTGGCCCGGCGTCTGGGCATCAGCCCACGCGAGGCTTACGAAAGGTACCAGCGCGGTCCTCTGAAGATCGAGCGCCAGGCGGGGCCTGTCGAGGGCGTGGGCCAGCCCGTCATGGAGCAGGCGCAGGGCGCGCCCCAGCAGCCACAACGCACAGTCACCCTTTACCGGGGCGTGGCGACTGGCAGGGATGTTGGTGCTTCAACAGATGTTGGCAGGTTCCTCTCGCCGGATCGTGCTGTGGCAGAGAACTATGCCGGCGAAGGCGGGACAATCGCTGAAGAACAAGTGACCTTCACCAATCTGCTGGAAACACAAAACTGGATGCAGGCCAAGGAGCAGCTTGGCCTCACGCCCGCAGCAACAATGCAGGATCTTGTCACGGCCGCCCGCGACCAAGGCTATGACGGTGTTAGCTTCACAACGACAAACGGTGTTGAGTACATCCAGATACCCGAAAACGCCGGGCGGGTTCCGGCGCAACCGGCTCCTGGCACGCTGGCGCAGGATGAAATACCCAAACAGCAATCGTCTGTTCAGCCGGACGGCGACAGCCCGATGCGCGTATCGACGCGCCAGCCCTGGTCCGTCAAATCGCAAGAAAATGCGCTTACCGACAACCTGATTGTCGGGCTCGACTCAACCCTGGCGGATCCTAAATTCGCCGACAAGATCGCTTCCACGGTGCGCGAGTACGTCAATTTTCCGGCGGTCGAAGGCGAGACAACCGAGCAGACGCTTGAGCGGTACATCGAGCACGTCGTTGAGAACCTGCTCTGGCTGCACGACAGCTACGACGCCGAGACACGCGATCGTGCCGACGAATGGTACAACGGCGCGCGGGCAATTACCGACGCATGGATGGCGCGCTACGACCTGCCCGATCTCGTGATTGCCGGCGTCATCGCGGCGTTGTCGCCGCAGAAGGACTGGTTCCAGAACGTCTCGATGGCTGAACGTGTGCTCGACATTTATACGACACAGCGCGAGACGCCCTGGTCGCCGGAAATGCAGGCGACCGCAGATCGCATTTTCCCGCGCATAAAGATCGACGCCAAAACGGGCGAACCTGTCGCCAACAAGAAGGGCGAGGTTCAGGGCTACGAAGAAATCCGCAACGCCATTGATGGCAAGACAATCGCCGATCTTGAGGCTGAGTTCGGCGAAGACGCCGACGGTTTCGTGGCCGCCTGGATCCGTATTTACGATCAGACCTACAACGAACCCGGTTTTCGCATTCTCACGCCGGAGGGAAGGTTTGGCGATTATGTCGTCAACCAGGACGGCGTCTCGCGATCGCGCGTGCAGTGGGGTTCGCTAACGGAAATCGCCAAAGCGGTTTCGATGATCCGCAATCCCGACCGCAACGCCGCGTCCGCCGCCTTGGGTGCGCAACACAAAGTCCGCAATTTCTACAACAACATCCTTGCGCCCAATGCTCCGCACGGCGATGTCACGATTGACACCCACGCTGTTGCTGCCGCGCACATCCGCCCACATTCCGCAGCGTCACCAGAAGTCGATCAGAACCTGAACGGCCCGCCCACCAGCGCGGCCACCGGGACCATCGGCACCTACGGCATACATGCGGAGGCCTACCGCCGTGCCGCGCAGCAACGCAACATCTTGCCGCGCCAGATGCAGTCAATAACCTGGGAAGCGGTGCGAACATTGTTCAAGCCGCGCTTCAAAACCAAAACCAATGCGGCTAAAGTCGACGCAATCTGGAAGGAACACCGCGATGGCGCGATCACCGCAGAAGAGGCCCGCAACCGGATCTCAGCCCTCGCCGGAGGAATTGAGCCTCCCGCCTGGGTCAACACGCGACCCGATACTGGCGATGATGCGGCGTCTGGGTATTCCACTTACGAGGGAGAAGTACCTCGCGATCGCCTATCCAGAAGGCCTGCCGAAGGAATGGGGGGCGGAATTGGAAGCGCAGCTGCCGTTGGAGATACAGAAAACCTCGGGCAGGATGTCCTAGCCCAAACCAAACGCAACCTCGACGCCCTAGGCTTCTACAGCGCGGTGCAGGAAGCTGCGCTGCGCGTCCCCGATGGCATCTGGCAACTCGGCTGGAACGCTGCGCGCAACGCAATTGCGAAGGGTAGGGGCGGCGTTCCTCCGCGCAGGACGGAGATGGAGTACCTTGGCCTCGACGCCATGTTTGGCGACGCGAAGATGAAGGGCGCTGCGCTCAAGGAAGCTGTGCTTGAGCACATCGCTGCGAAGCGGCTGTCGCTGGTGGAGATTTTCACGCGGTTTGATCCGAACGTCAAAGCCCCGACCAAGGCTCAGATACTGGACGAGATCGACGACGACACGCTGGGCAACATGCTGGGTGTTGGCGAAGTGTCTATGGGCTTTGAAGAAGGCCGAATCATTGCGTCTGATCTTGATGGCGCAGACGAGTTTCACACGGGCCTGTTTGTCCGCGCCAACAAACAGGAAGTCTCTGACGACCCCGTCAAGCGCTACGATATGCCGAGGCGCACGTACAACCTGTACCGTGGCCTGAACATTCCCGGCAAGCGCGAGCTGGTTGCCACGGGCGTCATTGGCGACCTTCTCGGCAAGGCGGCACGGATCATCTTGAACGAGAACCGCAGCCTCGTCATGCGCAAGATCAGCGCAGAAACGATGCGGGATTACTGGGAAGGATCGCGCACGACAGAGAGCGCTGGTCTTGTCCGCGGTCCCGGCGACATCCGCCTTCCCGGCGAAGACATTCCCCTGTTCGAAGCCGTCATCGGCTTGCCCAAGGGCGTGCCGGGCGCTGACTATCAAGCCCCCATCAGCCACGTAGGCGGCAAGGCCAAGGGCACGCTGGTCACGGCACACGGCGAGGAGCGTGTAGACGACAAAGGCCAGCGCACGATCTTCGTGGGGCAGGTGCAGTCGGACATGGCGCAGCAGGCGCGTGAGCTGAAGGTCGAGCAAGAGGCGCAGAAGCGCAGCCTAGAGCTTGTCATTGAGCGCAGCGGCATCGTGGATCGCGCAACTGCCGCCGCTTGGATGAAATCAACCGGAGCGACGGACGCAGGGGTTGCCCAGTTCAATGACGCGGATCTGATCGGTTTTGCTCGCCAGAACTGGGCTGGCATGAACGGCTATTCCTACAACTACGCTCAGTTTTCTTACATCAATGAGCGTGACAGCAACAGATTAAAAGCTCTCGACGCCCCCCTTCTCACCACCTCCGAATGGACGAACGTTGCCGTGCGCGCGATGGTCTACCGCGCTGCCCGCCAAGGCTTTCAATCCATCAGCTTCCCGACTGGCAAAACGAGCGCAATTATTCAAGGCAATGACGAAGCGGTCTTGCACTATGAGACCAACGTCAAGGGCGCGCTGGAGAAGATCGCGAAGCAGTTCGGCGGGGAGGTGCGGAGAGGCGAGGTCGTATATGATGAGTTTGGCGACCTTAAGTATATCGTGCTTGATCCTTTGGGGAGGCGTTACGATGCTTTCAACTCAAGGGATCAGGCGCTGCAATCTGCCAAAGCCATGGGCGAGGGGTACACCGTCTCTAATAATGATGCATCCGCCTACATCCTCGACCTCACCCCCGCGATCCGCGAAGAAATCCTGGTTGAGGGCTTTTCGCTATTCCAAGAGCGCCGCGGCGAGTACGTCCCCAACCTGAACACGATCCGCATGCTGCCCAAGGCAGACTGGTCGTCCTACCTGCACGAGATGGGTCACCATTTCCTTGAGGTCTACAACAACGCTGCGCTGCAGATCGAGAAGATACCCGAAGCCGATCGCACACCGGACGAGCAAAAGATCGTCGATGATATGCGCATTCTGCTTACCGACATGGCGCGTCAGGCAGACGTGCAGATCATAGGTGACGTGTTGCAATGGTGGGCTAACACGCCCCTCGCCGGCCGCACGCCGGTACACGAGAAGTACGCCGAAGCCACTGAAAAGTATTTTATGGAGGGCAAGGCTCCCGTACCGGAGCTGCAAGCGCTGTTCGATCGCTTCAAGACCTGGCTGCTTGACGTGTACAAGAACCTGACTGCGCTCAAGGTCGAGCTTACGCCAGAGGTTCGCGGCGTGATGGATCGCATGTATGCAGCCCACGAAACAGTGAGGACGGCAGAGTACAATCGCAAGCTGGTCGCGCTGTTCCGCGAAAAGCCAGAGGCGATGACGGATCAGGAATGGACAGCCTACCAGCAGATCGCAGCGCAGGCGACAAGCGATGCTCAGGACGACCTGACCGCCCGATCGTTGAGGGACATGCAGTGGCTCTCGGGCGCACGTGCGCGCGTCCTGCGCGACATGCAGCGCGACAATGCCGACAAGCGCAAGCTGGTGCGTGCAGAGGTCGCCGCCGAGGTGATGGCCCGCCCGGTCAACGTCGCCCGCAGCTTCCTGCGGCGTGGCATCGCGCCCAATGGCGAGCCCGTCACCGGGGCTCACAAGCTCAACATCGACCTGCTCAAGGCGCGCTACCCTGACATATCTGGCGTTGACTGGAAGCGCCTGGGCTACGGCCAGTACGGCATGTTTGCGAAGGATGGCATCGATCCGGACATGGCTGCAGAGATGCTTGGCTATCCCTCTGGCGATGCGCTGGTTACGAGCCTGCTGTCCGCCGTTCCTGCGGAACCGGAGATCGACACCGAAACCGATCGCAGGATGCTTGAGCGGTTTGGCGATCTCACCGACGAAGTGAAGATGAGCAAGGCTGCGGACGATGTGATCCACAGCGCCATGCGTGCGAAGGTCCTGCAGGCTGAGTATGCTGCCCTGATCAAGGCCTCCAAGCAAACCAAACCGCTGGTGATTGCAGCCAAGGAGATCGCCAGGGAGATCGTTGGCCGGCAACTGGCGTCCAAGCTCAATCTCAACAAGTATCTGGCTGCAGAGCGTGCCGCTGGCCGCAAGGCAGAGGCAGCCATGCGATCGGGCGACTTTGCCGCCGCAGCGTCAGCCAAGCGCGACCAGCTTCTCAACTTCGAAGTCGTCCGCGAAGCGCAGCGCGTCCTGAAGGAGCGCGACAAGGCGCTGGATCTGTTCTCACGCATCAACAAGGCCAAGCGCGAGACGGTCGCGAAGACGCGGAACTATGACCTGGTGCAGGCAGCGCGGGCAGTGCTGGCGGCATACGGGTTCGGGTCGGTCAAGAACCAGCCGATCGACTACATGGTTGCCGTCAAGGCTTACGACCCTGCGCTATACTCGGCGCTGGAGCCCACAATTATTGCAGCTGTGACGGCAGGCAAGACGCTTGATCAGCTGACCGTCACGGAGTTCATGGGGCTACGCGACACGGTGCGGCAGTTCTGGGACCTCTCGCGCCAAGAGATGAAGATCGACATCGAGGGCCGCCAGCTTGACCTGGAAGACATTGTTCAGGACCTGAATGGTCAGCTCGAGACGCAGGGCGCTGCTCCGAAGGGTCCGTCAACCGAGGCACCCACTGAATGGCAGCAACGGTTGCGCCAGTTTGCCGGCCTCAAGGCCAGCATGCGCAGGGTCGAGACGTGGGCGAGGCTGTTCGATCGCGGCAAGGTGGGCGCGTTCACACGATTTATCTGGCGTCCTGTCAGCGAAGCTGCCGATCGTTACCGCACCGATCGCAACACGTACATCCTGCGCTTCCGCGAACTGTTCCGCGCCATCGAGCCGACCATGGGTGGCGGCAAGATCAACGCGCCCGAAATCAACTACACGTTCAAAAACAAGTCCGAACTGCTGCACGCAATCCTGCACACCGGCAACGGCTCCAACTACCGCAAGCTTCTGCTTGGCCGCGGCTGGGGCACCGAGGACCAGGACGGTAACCTGATCGACAACGCATGGCAGAACCTGATCAACCGCCTGTCGCAGGAAGGCGTCATAAACAAAGCCGACTTTGACTTTGCCCAAAGCGTCTGGGACCTGCTTGATGAGATCAAGCCTCTGGCACAGGCCACGCACAAGAAAGTTTTCGGCAGCTACTTTGCGGAGATCACGGCTGAAGCTGTGCAGACGCCGTTCGGGACATACAAGGGCGGCTACGTGCCAGCGGTTTACGACACGTACAACGTGCAGGACGCGGCGCTGCGTGCGCAGCAGGAAGCCGTCGAGGCAAACGACAGCACGATGTTCCCGTCGCCGGCGTCAGGCTTCACCAAGTCGCGCGTCGAGTACAATCGCGAGCTGGCGCTTGATCTCATGATCATGTCGAGCCACATCGACAAGGTCCTCAAGTTTGCGCACCTCGCATCACCCGTGCGTGACGTGCTGAAGATCCTGCGCAACAAGAGCTTCTCGGCCATGCTGGAAAGCGTGGATCCGACAGCGCAAAGCGACATGCTGCTGCCGTGGCTGACAAGGGCTGCACGACAGATCACCGAAGAGCCGAGCAAAGGTCAGTACGCGCCGATGGTGGACGGCTTCTTCCGCGCCATCCGCCAGCGCTCTGGCATGGGCCTGATGTTTGCAAACGTCGTAAACGTTGCCCAGCAGGTGACCGGCTTTTCGCTGGCTGCCCTGACGGTCAAGCCCAAGTATCTGGCGTCTGGTCTTATTCGCTACACGCGCAATCCCATGGCGATAACCAAAGCTATCCGGCAGGCATCGCCGATGATGGCTGATCGCGGCGACAACCAGCTTGCGTCCATGTATGGCGCGATCGACAAGATCATCGACAAGAACGACAAGTACGGACAGGCGCGCGACTGGTTCGGGCGGCATACCTATTTCATGCAGCAGGGCGTCCAGAATGTAATGGACGTGATCGTCTGGGCGGGCGCTTACGATCAGGCGCTTGCTGGCGGATCCACGGAAACAGAAGCGGCCAGGCAGGGCGATGCTGCCGTGCGCCAGACGCAGGGCTCGACGTTTGCGGAGGATGTCAGCCGGATCGAGACCGGGACGCCAATGCTCCGGTCGTTCGTGCACATGTACGGCTACTTCAACATGTGGGGCAATTTGTTGTCTACCGAGATGCGGACAGCGGTCAGCGAACTGGGGCTCAGGAAGGGCGCTGGCCGGTTGATGTTTGTCTATATTGCGGGTTTTGCGATCCCGGCGCTTCTGGCGCAGATGATCGCCGACGGGTTGCGCGGCCAATTTCCGGAGGACGAGGACGACGACGGCTGGCTTGACGAATGGATGTCGTGGTTTTTTGGAACGCAGGCCAAGACCGCAACCGCTTTTGCGCCGATCGTCGGCCAGGCAATCAATGCCATCGGCGGCGCTTATACGAGCGTGCCTTACGATGACCGCATTGCGGGATCGCCCGCTATCAGCGCAATCGAAGGAGCCGTGCGTACCATCTCTGGTAAAACCGTGTACGACGCTATCTCCGAAGACGGCGACAAATCAAAAGCTATTAAGGACGTGCTGTCTCTCATGACCCTTGCCACCGGCATTCCCTTCCAAGCCCTGTCACGCCCCGTCGGCTACGCGGTGGACGTTGCCGAGGGCGATATCACCCCGACCAGCGTGGAGGACTATGTCCGCGGCCTGGTCACTGGCTCCGCATCGCAGGCATCCCGGTAATGTACAGCCACCCCAAACCCTTTTATAAGCTGCGCCAGGAGAGTGACGCATGTCGATAAGCTCAGAGGTCCGGCGCGCTGGCCCTTATTCTGGCAATGGCTCAACGACCACTTTTGCTTTTGCGTTCAAAGTATTCACAACGGCGCAGGTAGTCGTGACGCGTACGGTGGTCGCCACCGGCGTTGAGACGACGTTGACGCTGACCACTAACTACACGGTCACCCTGAACGCCAACCAGAACGCCAACCCGGGCGGTACGGTGACAATGCTTACTGCTCCTGCAAATGGGCAATCTATCACGATCACGTCGAACGTGGCCAACCTCCAGCCCACGGCGATCGCCAACCTTGGCGGGTTCTATCCCGAGGTGATCAACGACAGCCTAGACAGGGCGACAATCCAGATCCAGCAGCTGGACGAACGGCTGGATCGGGCGCTGGTGATCCCGGTGTCATCAACTGCAAGCACGCAATTGCCAACTCCGCAGAGCGGCGCTCTGCTGGGCTGGAACGGCGGCGCAACGGAGATCGTCAATTACAATGCGACGACGATCGTTGGATCAACGTCTTATCGTTACATCCACCGGGTTGTGGCGACAGCCAGCCAGACGGCTTTTACCTTGCCAATCCCGTATGTCGTCAACGCTTCAGCCATTGAAGCGTTTGTCAACGGCATCCGCGTCGAGCAGGGCGCGGGGCTGGATTGGGTGGAGACCAACACCACGACAGTCACGTTCAACAGTGGCCTGGCGTCGGGCGATCTGGTGACGTTTGTTGTCAATGTTCTCGCCAGTGTCGTGCCGATCGCCGCTTTCCCTGCGGCAAGTGTCAGCGCGTTCGGCGCGACCCTAGTAGACGATGCGGATGCAACGGCGGGCAGGACGACGCTTGGTCTTGGATCGCTGGCGGTGATCAATTCGCCCCTCCCGATCGCCAATGGCGGCACGGGCGCTACGACGGCAGGCGCAGCCCTGACAGCTCTGGGCGGCCAGCCTCTGGACGCCACGCTGACAGCTCTTGCGGCTCTCGCTACGGGCGCGGACAAACTGGCGTACAGCACGGGCACGGACACCTTTAGCCAGGCGGACTTTACGGCCGCCGGTCGGGCATTGATGGACGATGCATCAGCCGCGGCGCAGCGCACGACGCTGGGCGTGGGGACGGGGGACAGCCCGACATTCGCGGGCCTGACGATTTCAGACACCGGGAACATTGTCCTTGCGACAGGCACCGGCACCAAGATCGGCACGGCGACGAACCAGAAGTTGGGCCTCTTCAACGCAACGCCGGTTGCGCAGCAGGCGGGAACGGGAGAGACGGTCGGCTTCACCGCCGGCGGCGGCACTGCTGTCACGGATGCCAGCACATTCACCGGAAACGTCGGCGCAACGGCCTATCGCCTCAGTGACGTTGTCAAGGCGCTGAAGAATTTGGGGATACTGGCATCATGATTGAGATCGAAGCCATACTGTCGGACTGGGACAGCGTCCGCGTCACGTACTACACTGACCTGGTTGCGATTGCAGGCGTCTATCGTGGCGTGGCGCACAGCGGCGCAAGGGCTGACGGGATCAGCCTAGCGCGCGATCTTGCCAGGATTGCGAAAACGCCGATCGATCCGGTGGCGGTTGAGCCAGTGGTCGCCCTTGTTGATCCATACGAAGCGCATTGGGAAGCGGTGACGTCTGGCACGCTGGTAGATGCTGTTGCGGCGCCGGTGTTTGAGGAGCCGACGCCTGCTCTGATCGATCCGCGGGATGCCGAACTGGACGCTCTTCGCGCACGCATCGCAGAACTGGAAGCTGCCCCCGTCCTTGAGCTATCCAACGATCCGCCGACCGAGGCGTTAATGGAAGCCTACCCAGACGAAGACCATGTTGCCCTGAAGGCGCGCGTCCTGGCTGAGTTTGCGTCCCTGCGGAACATGCTCGTCGGACATATCCCCATGACGATGGAACAACTCGCGCGACTGCAAGCGCTGGAGCATCCCAAATTTCAGACATGGCTGCAGGCATAAAAAAACCCCCCGCCGTGTTAGGGCGAGGGGTTTCTCGTTAGGCGACCTTGTTCCAGCGCATGCTGGCGAGCTGGCGGGCAGGGTTCACAACCGGCTTCCGTTTCATGTCCCGCGCGAAAGTGTAGAGCGAGAAGACATTGAAGAACGAGAGGCCGAAGCTTACCGCCCAGAGCGCCCAATCAGGACCGAGGTCCTTGCGGGCATCGAGCCAGGCCAGACCTTGGTGGGTCATGGCTGCCTCGATCAAGACCAGCACCGCGCCGAGGCCGATCGTGAGGCCTGCGGTGAGGTAGTGCTGGTGCTCCGTTGCTTCACCGAACCGGGTGACGCATCCGGAGAGGATCAGGCTGACTGAAACCAGCGCGGCTGACATTCCAGCGGCGACAATCCAATCGAGAGGTTCGGTAGCATTCAACCACCAAGGCAAAGCACCGAAACCAATCGCCAGCCACATCAAAACATTAGAGGCGGCGAGCGCGCGAAATTGCGTGTCGTACATATCTGAGGGTCCTTCTCAGTTGATCTGCCATCATCAGTGCCAGGCGATCATCTCTGGCAGACCGTCGAGGCCCGGAGGCCTCTAGGTTTCGGCTAGGCTTGGGGGGTAAATTCGATTTCGTCGTCTAGTTCTTCGCTTTCGTCGCTGGGGCGAATGCTGAGAGAGGCGTAGACTTTCTGGCCCCGCTCGTTGGCCATTCTCTGGGCGATTTGGTGCAACTCATCGCTGACCTCAGGCCCTTGCAGTCCGGCAGCAAGCTCGTTTCCGTGTGCGTCTGTAATCATGTACATTTCAGGGGTCCTAAGAGCGCTTGGCCGGGCCATTTGGCCCGTTTCCATCCCTCGCCACGCGGAGGCGGCTCTTTCGAGGGACATATTCTGCAATGTCAAACATCTTAGTAATGGAAATCTAGTGGCAATCCACCATTATGGCAAGCCTCATGATTGCCACCATTGATCAACTCTTCGTGATTGCCACCAGCTTGCCACCATACGGCATCCGGGTTAGCCTTCATCACAATAAGGAGATTGACCCATGGGCAAAGCAAAAGCACGAACCGGCGACCGTCACGCAGGGACGGCAAAAACAATCCGGCTCACAGATGACGAGCTGAAGGTGCTGGAAGCGATCAAGGCCAGAGCTGGGGGCACCTATGCCGAGGCTATTGCCGTCGCTGGGCGGGCTTACCTAGGCCAGAACGACCTAACGCAGACCGAGGTGCTTCGCTGGATACGGGAGCACACGGCTTAGTTTTCCCCGCCCCGCATAGACCCACGCACAGCAATCGGGTAAACGGTTTCAGAGCGTTATGGGGCTGGCTGTGGACGATGAAGTTTCCGAACGCATCAAGGCGATTAAGCGCGAGCTGCGTGAGCTTGGCGAGGACGTTGAGCAATTACG